AGCCAACCCGAAGGTGGCCTGTGAGGTGCTCATCGGTCACGGCGAGTGCAACATCCAAGTGGAAACGAGCGAGCGGATCAGCGCGGAGGACATCGAGGCCATCGTGAGCCGCATTGCCGGTGAGGGCATCGAGACGCGTGCGCTCATCGTGCCGCAAGACATTCACCTGGCTGCCAATCAGCAGCATGGGGTGAGATGTGGTGATAACGGAATTTTTCGTGGTGTGCCCCCGACGCATGAGCAGAAGCTGCTGACGGCCATTGCCGCAAGCATCTACGACAGGCACCCGTTCGACGGCAAGTACATCATCCAGGGCAAAGGCCGACTGGCTGCGCCGGAGTTCGACGTCACCATCTGCCAAAGCCATCTGAGCCGTGAGCAGGAACCGGAACTGCGTGAGCATCTGAAGAACGCCTACGGCATCCACCTGCCCATCATCAATCCCCTGGGCGAGTGGACGGGCGGACCGAACACGGACAGCGGAGCGACTAACAGGAAACTTGGAAGCGACCTTGGCGAGGGAGTAACAGGAGGTGGCTTGATGGGAAAGGATCTCTCAAAGGGAGATGTTTCTATCAATATCGTCGCATTCCTGAAGGCTGTGCAATCTGGGCAGACGGTGACGGCTTGCTGTTCGATTGGTGACGAACATGTGACGTTCCAATATGCCAGCGGCAAGACCGAGACCGAGACGTTTGCCGACGTGGTGGAAATGGCAAGACTTTACATTTTGACCGATTGCAACGGCTCGTTTGAAACCTTCAGCGAATGGGGCTTAATTAGACCGAAAGAATAAGAACACGAATTTAACTAATTAAACGAATTATGAAGAAATCAATGAGAAAGGCCGACGCAAAGTTAGCGGAAGCAAGAAAGTACGTTGCATCGTACAAGTCAAAACCAGCACCGGCTCCAAAGCCTGCTCCAGTAGTTGAACCCGTTAAGGTTGTGACAAAGCCAAAAGGCATGAAGGTCGAAAGTGCCGAAATCAAGAAATTGGAGAAAGGACACTTCTTTGTCGTTGTCACATGCAACGGAAAACGGCATGAGATTCAAAAGCGTTTTAAGTCAACGACCAAGGCGCAGGAATGGATTTCTAATCACGAATACATCGAACTTTAGCCCCCTGCATTATAGCCGTCCCCCGATTTGCGGGGGACTCTAAAGGTGCTACTTGGAGAGCATCCGCACGGGTCATCAGGTGACCGCATCGTGTTCCATCGGTGATGAAACCGTGAACGGCATCCCGTATAAGGACATCGTGGAACAGGCAAGGCTCTACATCCACACCCTCGGCGGCTTCGAGAAGTTCGCTGAGTGGGGACTGGTGCGCCCATTGGCGCAAGTATGATGTAAGATGGAAGATGTAAGATGTATGACTGACGAAGAGAGAAAAGAGATACCGCCATTCCTCAGACGGATGCACGTCGAGGAAATGCAACGGCACGCCAACCTCATGGATAAGATGCAGAGTAAGCCATTCAAGCAGGGCTGTTTGCGCATTGAGTTCATGGACGGGACTGCCGAAGAGTACCGCATCCGACCTGACGACGACCCAAACGAAATCATCAAGTTCGTGCAAGCAATCACGTCGAATCGGGTGCAAGAGTTACAAAGACTGATTAAGCAATACGAATAAGGAACTATGAAGAAGAGATTATTTGCATTTTTGAACAACTCAGTAAACAAGCGTTTCGCTGAGTCCGACGTTTTGCACCGATGCTCAATCGGTGTGGGTTATGCTAACGGCTACGTCGCAGTACCGCCAGAGCATCCGCTTCATGGCAAGCACTACGACGAAGCCAACAACGTGATAGACATTCACGGCGGGCTGACGTTTGGTGAGCCGATTGAGGAAATCAAGGCCGACGGATGGCGCAACGATACGGAGTGCATCGACTTCGACAACTTCGACGAAATACCCAAGGGCTATTGGGTGTTCGGTTTCGACACCATGCACTTCGATGACGGGCCGCACCTCGACCGCGATTGGTGCATCAAGGAAACGAAAGATTTACTTAAACAATTACAGGAACTATGAGCAAGAAAAGAAAGAAGCGCAATATCGGCATGACTGAAGGCGCAAAGAATGCCATGAATCAGTATGGCGAAGAAATAAAGAGTGGATGCAGACGTTACTTCCGTGACCCATACGATGCAACGCTTGAAAGTGTATCAGCCCATTTTGCCAAAGAAGGTTTTAAGAAAGGCTACGACTACGGCAAGCGTGAGGAACGTGCCAAGGTGTTCAACATTCAGGAACGCATCCAAGCCTTCCGTGACGAAATGCGACCCATCTGCAAGAAGTACGGCATCGGCTTTCTCAACAGCTACGTTGACATGGAGATAAGCGGTGGCACCATCAAGTTCAAAGAGCAGTTCGCTGGCTCATTCCACGACATGATGGAAGCCTACGTCAAAGAGATGGTCGCAGACCTCTGACCCCATCCCTCATCCATCAGCCATCGCAACCGAGTAAACCCCCGACCGCATTACGTTAGTATAGTAAAGCCCTGCGGTTTGCTATACAAAACCGCTGCGGTTTAGTATAGTAAACTATTTCGTTAAACCCTTTAAATCGGATAAGAAATAGCAAAAGTTAAGTATTATGCCAAGGAGAATTCCACTATCGGAACTCATTCCTTCTATGCCGTACCCATCCCCAACGGCACGCTCACGTTTGACGAGCTGCTGGACGAGGCTATGGACGGCAAGAGTGTTGAACCATCAATCGCCAAGGCTTGCGTGACGGAGTTCATGAAGGCCGTGAAGCGCAACGTGCTGAAAGGCTTCCGCTGTCAGCTGGGCGACAACTTCCTGACCGTCTATCCCAACATCCAGTTGAGCGTGAAGGACACCGAAGACCCCGAGACTCATGCGCCGATCGTGGCAACCGCCGAGATGCTGAACGCTGCCAACGGACGGAGCCGACTGGGTTGCACCGTAGCCGCCAAGTTCAGCCGCCAGTTCTCCGACGAGGTGAGTTGGCAGAAGGTTGACCCGACGGCTGCTGCCGCTGCATCTGGCGAGGAGGACATCACCGAGGGTGGCGCTGGCCAAGGTGGCAACCAGGGCGGCGGTACGACTGGCGGAGAGCTGGAGGGATGACCTTCGGGATGTAAGATGTAAGATGTAAGATGTAAGAGGGCTGACGGGTGTCGGCTCTCTTCGTTTTGAACACGAATTGAACGAATTGAACGAATTTATAAGGAACTATGAACGAAGACAACAGAAAAAGAGACGCAATGGTAAATGAAATCCTTTGCGACTTCGACTTTGAGAGAGTGCAAGCCATCATGGTATTGATGGGCGTTAAGTGGTACGGGCTGAAAGGCGGAGACGAACGCCACACGCCTTCGGTGGATGAAATCATCGCCGTGTCACGCGAGATCCTGACCGAGGCATACGACAAGCACAAGGCAGACCCCGAATATAACGGCTGCGGGAAGTACCACATGTTTGCCGAAGCATTCAACGACGGACAACTGGAACTGACCTACCGACCATTCAGTGCTTCAAGTTTTGAAAGCAGCTACAACGAGGACGGCAGCCATAACGAGAACTATTGAAACGCGGGGATGGACGCATCCCAAGTCGTCACTTGCAAGGCTTTGTCCCTTGCATACTGGCGCATCACTGGAGAGGCATCATCTATCGGGGTGCCTCTCCGCTTTTTTATCAACGAAGAAAATTAAAGGAACTATGCACGGATACGCATTTAACATTGGCGACCTGCTGAGAATCAAGCCAGGCACCATCGATTACATCACAACACCAGCCGACCCAGACAAACACTACACCCACTCGCTGCGGGTAGTGTTCCAATTTTGGGACGGCAAACAAAACGTATATGTCGTAACAGCTGAGGACGGCATCACAATGTTCATCATTGAAGATAACGCAGAATTGCAAGAGGCAGCACCCGAAGAGGCACAAGTCCCCGACACCGTGAACAGCCGACTGCTCGACGAGGACACCTACAACGCATTCAGCAGGCTGGGCATTCTCGACACGTCGGTACGCTCATACAATCGTGGGGCAAGCGACTACTCGCGCCACATCATCCAGCCGTGGACGATATGGCAGGACTACAACCTGAACCCGTGGGACGCTGACATCGTGAAGCGCATCCTGCGCACCAAGCAGGGCGACAGCCGCCGACTGGACTATGAGAAGATTATCCACATCTGCGAGGAACGCATCAGACAAATAGACATGGAGGCGGACGTATGACCATCGAAGAACTGAAGAAAGTACCATTCCGTGAGACATGCCACATGGCTATGGAAGGCGAATACACAACGACGTACATGAGCAAGGACGGACGGCTGGGCTTCTGCGACCATGTGCCACGCGACAAGTATGGCATGGTGAAGAAGGGCGGTCGTGCCGTCCGCCACTTCATGATAGACGGCAAAGTGTATAAATCGAAGAAGAAATTCCTCGAAGCAATCAAGGACTACAACCCGTAAAATCTATGCAAGATTTCGACGAATTAAAACAAACCAAGGCGCAGTGCCTGCGGGACATCACCGAGGCACTGCCCGACTATGTGAACAGGCTCAACAGCATCGACACGCGACTGATTGCGTTGTGGGCGTTGATATTATTGACTGGATGCACCACGCCGAAAGTGGTGGAGGTGGAGACCGTCAGGACGGACACTTGCTACATCACGCGGCAGCAGCGGGACTCGATTTGGTTGCACGACTCTGTGCACGTAAAGGAATTCATGTCCGGCGACACGGTGTACGTGCTGCGCGACCGTTGGAAGACGAAGTATGTGGAGCGTCAGGTGCACGACACTTGCTACGTTGCGACGCATGACACGGTGCCGCAGCCCTATCCCGTGGAGGTTGAGGTGCCGGCGGAGCTGACGTGGTGGCAACGGTTGCGGATGCAACTTGGCGGAGCTCTGCTGCTGCTGTTGGCCGGTGGCGTGGTGTGGCGACTCGTTCGCGCACGAATATAAAAGGAGTAAGATTATGGAATCGCGAACTATCAACGGTCACATTGAAGACCTCCACATTACGGGTGGCATTGTTTACATAAACGGACATGTAGAGGATTTGCACATGAACGGCGGTGTGGTGTATAACTACGGCCACGTGGACGACATTCACCAGAACGGAGGCATCAATTACGGCTGTTCACAACGTCAGCAGCAGACACAGACGGGAGTCATTTACCGTGACCGCGTGGTCTATCGTGACCGTGTAGTGGAGAAAGAGGTGGTAAAATGGAAGTACCGCGACAGGGAGAAGGTGATATATCGCGACAATGACGAGACCGCACGCCTGCGCGAACTGCTGGACGCTGTTATGGAGGTGAACCACAGTCAGGCCGCGCGCATCAAGGAACTGGAGCGCATTATCAGTGAACACCGAGAGACTGAGATACCAGACCCGTGGAGCGTTAAACCAACGAAGGCCGACTGTGAACGTCTGCTGAAGCAATTCGACATATTCGTAGAATAAAATAAGGTGCTTTCGTGCACCTTTTTTTGTGCTTTCACGAAAAAATTACCAAATATTGCAAAATAATTCCTTAAATATTTGGTAGTATTTAAAAAAAGTTATATCTTTGCATCGACAAACAAACAAAAAAACAACTAAAACCACAAGACCCGGAAGGGCAACGGCAAAATGAAACAAGAGAAAAAGCAAACCATGAAGGTATTCGATTCGATTGATCTCGACATTCAGGAGGTGGAAGACTTTATCATGGAGAATTGCTTGTCATTCACTTGTAATGAGAAGATGCAAGTTATATCATCGGAGGAAGACTTTGACAAGTTAATCACTCGTTTCCCGGAAATTGACTACGTGGAAGCATAAATCACAAGGAACTATGAAACAGTATCAATTAAACTACCGCACAAACGTCACGGCCCCCATCATCAGCTGCGACACCATCGAAGAAGGCAAGGCCATCATCGAGAAACTGACCAAGAACGCCAGCGTGACCGCATCAATGTTCAACTCCGTGGAGTTCTTCATCTCAGACTTCATCACAGACGAAATCGTCTACACTTCCCAGCGGTTCGTTATCTCATCCGTGGAAGACATCAACGACATCAATAACATTACATTGTAAATCATAGGGAACGATGGCAAAGCGAGTTTTTAACATCTACGACATCAGCAGCGGTGACGGTGTGTTCATCCAGACGGTGACAAAGGAGATAAGTGCAAGGCTTATATGCTATCAGCACAACAAGAATGGAGAGCGTAACTACATATACTTACAATCATACGAATAAAGAGCCATGAGCGAAGAATTTTATAAAAAACTTGCAGAGGTTATTGCCGAGTGCGAGGAGCATCCTTACAAGAACACCGACAAATACCTTGTGCCAGGATGGGAGGCTCGGATGAGTAAAAAGAACCTCGGAGAATGGACAGATGAGGAGTTTGACATAATCAAGAATCATGCCGACAAAAAGACTAACGAAATGTGCAAGGCATCGAAGCTCGATTGCGGAGTTTTCTGTGACGGTGGCGGTTATATGTATTTATTGATTTACTAATTATGATAAAGAACGAGCAAGAGCGTGTGCGCATCGGTCTGCGCATCGCAGAGCTGCGGAAGCAGCAGCACCTGACGCAGAAGGAACTGGGCGAGCGGTGCGGCCTACAGGATTCTCACATTGCGAGAATTGAGAAGGGCAGGTACAGCGTCGGGCTCGACACGCTGCAACGGATCGCGGATGCGTTGGGACGGAAAATTGACTTCGTGGAGAAGTAAGGCGGGCGGGCTTCGGCTCGCCTTTTTCTTGTGGTAATCCCGCGCAGCCATTCCGCGCGAAGGGTAGAACTTAATCTAAAAGGAATGGACATATCACTCGATTCAATTATTGCGCTGGCTGGCCTCTTCATCGGAGGCGGTGGAGGCGCTTTTTTTACATGGAGATGGCAGCGTAAGAAGGCTGAGGCGGACGCGGCCAAGGACGTGCAAGACGTCTATCAGCAGATGGTGGCGGATGTGAAGGCAGACCGCGAGGAACAGAAGCAGTACATCGCAGAGTTGAAGGACGACCGCAAGCACTTGCGGCAGGAACGTGAGGAACTTCGCGACAGACAAGACAAGCTGGAAGAGACAGTGAGAAACTTGCAGCGCGAGGTTGCGCGAAACACAAGTATGATGGAAGCCATGCGCCCTTTGCTCTGCGGCCGTCGCGGATGCAAAGACCGCGAGGCCGTGACCATATCTGCCGACGGGGAAATTAAGTCGAAAAAAGGAGCGAAACATGACAATGCTGAGTAAGAATTTCACGCTGGAAGAACTGACGGCCAGCAATACGGCGAAGGCTCGCGGCATCAAGAATGTGCCGAACACGCAGCAGGTGGCGAACCTCTGCGCTCTGTGCCACCACGTATTGCAGCCGCTGCGCGACGCGATGCAGCACGAGGTGAAAATAGGCAGTGGGTTCCGCTGCGAGAAGCTGAATGCGGCCGTGGGCGGCGTTGCCGGTAGCCAGCACACGAAGGGAGAGGCTGCAGACCTCTGCATCGACGGCGACAAGGTGAAAGGCCGGAGGTGGTTCACATGGATTCAGTCGCACTGCGAATTCGACCAGCTCATCTGGGAGCACAACGCCAAAGGCTCGTATTGGGTGCACGTATCGTTTCGCGCAGACGGGCGGAACCGCCGGCAGGTCATCAATGAGATGCTGAAGAAATAAGCTGCCCGCGAGGGTCGCACTTTGTTTTTTGTGTTTGTATTAGGTTTTTAGGTTAATTAAACGTTTGTCTGGGGCCGCCGCTTGGCGGCCTTTTTGTTGGCAGTAAGCCTGCGGGAGAATTTCGGGCGAAATGTAGAAATATAAAAATCGAAATATGAAATATCTTACGATTGAGAAGATTCAGGCGCAGCTGCGACTCACTGACGATCAGGTGGAGATGGAACGAACGCTGCTGGAGTTGTACGGCGAGGCTGCTGAGGATATGGTGCTGAACACATGCAATCGCACCATCACCGACATCTTCGAACAGTACGGCACGGTGCCGAAGGCATTGGTGCAGGCAGGACTGATGCTTGTGGCACAGTCGTACCAGCACCGTGAGCCAGCCAGTCCGCAGAACCTCTACACTGTGCCCTACGCCTTCGACCTCCTGCTGAAGCCGTACATCAAGCTGACCACTTAACAGAACGAATATGGAAACAAAGAAGATATTCTATCAGAGTGATTTCCGGCTCGTAGAACAGAGCGATGCCGGATTCGGGGTGCCGTTTAAGTTCACGTACTACACGGCGAACCCCAAGCAAGCATGGGTGGCTACCTTTGACGGCCACGAGTACACGAACTGCGAGGTGGATGGTGACGGAAGGTTGTGTGTCGGTTTTGACGACCACAAGCTTGGTGTCGGTACGCTCATGGTGGAGCGTCGCTACTACCTCACCGATGAGCATTACCAGAGCGGCATCTGTGACGAGGTGATTGAGCCAACGTCGGTCATCATCAAGGAAGAGGTGGATGGCGTGGAAGTGGAGATGAACGTGGTGCTGGGCTTCGACGGTTGCACCGCTCCCACCGTAACGAGTGAGATACCTCCGTACTGGACGAAGGGTGACAAGGGCGACCCAGGCCCCGTCGGTCCACAAGGCCCGCAGGGTGAACAAGGCCCCGTCGGTCCGCAAGGCCCACAGGGTGAACAAGGCCCGCAAGGAGAACAGGGCGAACAAGGCCCCGAAGGTCCGAGTGGTGGCATGCTGTTCCCTACGATGTCGTTTAACCCAGAGACAGGCATCCTGACCGTGCGCGGACTTCAGCAAGAGGTGCAGCGCATCATTTACGACGAGGAAACGGCTGAGTTGATCATCAGATTGTAAACCAATAAAAACGAAAAGATATGGAAAACGAAAACATCCAAGAATTGAAGTTCCAGGTGGGTGAAGCATGGAAGGGTGTCTATTCTTCCAGCACAGCCTACGGACTAGCCAACGTGGTGCAAGACGCTACTGGCCTGAGCATCTATCGCTCGCTGAAGAGCGGCAACGTAGGCCATCCCGTCAGCGACAGCGCATGGTGGTTCCGCATTATTGACCTTTCATCTATTAAGGCCGAGAGCGACCGCATCAAGGCCCTCAACGATGCCATTGCCAATGATGAAGCCTTGCGTGTGGCAGCCGAAGAACTGCGCCAGCAGAAGGAGGCAGAGCGCATGGCAGCCGAGAACCAGCGCAACGAAGCAGAGCAGGCTCGCATCAGTGCCGAGCAGCAGCGCGTGACGAAGGAAAGTCAGCGCGAGACCAAGGAGCAACAGCGTATTACGGCTGAGCAAGGTCGCGTGAGTGCCGAGAGTGCCCGCGTCACAGCAGAGCAAGCTCGTGTACTGGCTGAAACGCTTCGTACAAATGCCGAAGACGCACGGGCATCAGCAGAAATCAACCGCAATGCCGCTGAACAGCAGCGCATCGCTAACGAACAAACCCGCATCAACCAGGAGCAGCAGCGTGAGACCAAGGAGGCGGAGCGTCAGCAGACCTTTGTACAGAGTCAGGCAGCACGTCAGGAAGCCTACGAGCAGGCAGAGGCAGCACGTAACACCACCTTCAACGAGCACGAGCAACAGCGCGACGCTATTGTGGACGCAAAGGTGGCTGACATCACCAACCTTCAGGACCTCGTAGCATTCATCAACAAATCGTTCGGCAAGTACGACGGTGAGCGTGAAATCACGCTCCAGCAGGCGAAAGCTGATAAATACGTGAACACCGACGGAGGCGAGACATCTGCCAGCGGCTATGGCATCAGCGCACCAATCACACTGAACGCCGGCGACATCCTGCTCATTCCGAGTGCACAGGCTGTACCGGCATCGGTGAGCGTGGTGGCACGAATGGTGGACCGCACTTATCAGAAGGTGATTGCCTACATCTACACATACCGCGAGGACTACCCTGAACTGCCTGCAACGGCTACGGCTGACTACGACTCGACGTTAGTCTATACCGCCGTATATGACGAGAGTGGAGACACACCCGTGCTGACAGGATGGACGAGAGCCGGACAGACCTACACCACACTACCTGCCACCCGTGAGGTGAGTGAGCAGTTCTACGAGCCACTGGTACGTCAGGCTGTGAGTGCTATGCCATCGACAGGCTACTACATCTATCTGAGTCCTACAGCCATGACGGTAGTCGTTTCTGGACTGACTGCCACTGTCAGCGGAGGTACGGCATTGGTAGTCGGCTGGGGTATCTTCAAGAATATCACCACCAACTTCGTCGGTGCTCCAGGACAGTCGGTGTTGGCACAGGCTTTCGCCGTACTCTTCGCTGCTATTGACGGACTGAAGGCACAACTGGAGAATCTCGGAAATACCAAGGCTGTAAGTATCGACTTCGAGGAACAGCCGAAGCTGTGCGGACAGGACATGCACCTTACCGGTGAAGGTGCGCCAGCCTCTCCAAACGTTCCCACAATGGTCGGTCAGGAATACCTGGATATAACCAACAAGAAGTGTTACAAGGCATTCAGCGTGACAAATTCCGTCAGTGACTGGGTATTGTTGAATTAATAACAAAGAAAGGATAAAGTTATGGCTATCAAATCATACAACAGCAAGGCTGACTACGATGCAGCCGTGAAGCCCATCACCGAGAGTCAGGTGAGCATGATTGAGACAACCCGCGAAATCATCGTGGACGGTGTGAATGTCGTTACCACACAGCCTACCGTTGGCGATGTGGTGTTCCTTGACGACCAGAACAAGATCATCTACGTGAAGGGTGGTGTGTGGATTCAGAAGGCAAACATCCCCGCTGCATGGACGCACGTCGGTTATGTCTATTTCCGTAAGGGTCGACAGGTGGGTATTATCCACAAGGATGGTGCCGACCAGAAGTGGCTCGACGTTTGTCAGTATGCCATTACTGCTATCAGCAGCACCACACTGGCTATTAAGTTGCGTATGTCTCCTGACTATGCCGTAGATACCACCGTAGATGTAACACTGACGTCAGCTGCCATCAACGCCACAAGCGCTGCTGAAATTTCAGCCGCTGTTGCTGCGAAGGCCACGCAGGTAGGCGACATAAAGGCATGGTGGGCATATCTGGCTGATGCCAACGGAAACAAAGTGGAGAGTGACGGTACTCAGATTATCATCCAGTGTGATCAGTGTGTTGACTATCGCTTCTATATTGTCAGCGCAACAGGTTGCACTATCGCTCATATCACATGGGGTGACATGCCAGAAAATTCGACGTACTGGCGCGGCGAGCGAGGCTGCTACACCAACTACTGGGGTGTGATGAACATCGCCAGAACCAAGGCATGGGCTACAGGTAGCGGTCGTGTGCCAACAGCGCAAGAACCCGTAGGTCCACGTGCCGGTAATGATGTGCCCGTGAAGCCGTCAGAGTTCGAGACAAGCGAGTTCTGCGCCAACCTGCGTGCTGCTTATGCCACCTACGAGGAATATCTGGAGAAGTGTTACATGGTGGTATATCCTCAGAAGTATGGATGCTTCTCACTGCCCAGCGGCAAGGCTATGGCTGAGAAATATGCCCGCATGACGGCTCCCACTAAGGCAGGCGGCACGAAGTACAAGTACCCAGCACTCTATTACGGCTACACCAAGTCGTTCGGTGTGGATGGTCTCGACTTTGGTGACTGGTATCTGCCAGGCGTCGCCGAGGGCACCATGCTGATGAAGGATGAAACCCTCACTGCCCTTGCGCCAAGTATCAGTAAGATGGGAACTACCGCAGTGAACAACAGCACGTACCGTTGGTTCGCTCAGAGGTCCACCGTCTACGCCGCGTGGTTTTTCCGCGGCTCCTACGGCTCTCTCAGCACCAGCTACATCTCCGGCACGTTTCGTTGTCGGGCGGTCGCGCTTTTAGAAATTGATTAGAAACTAAATGCTCTCACGCCATCGCGACAGCGTGGCGTGAGGCTTACTATCAATCTATCCTTCTTTAGAACAATGAATGAACACAAGAAACCGCGCGGCAACAAGGCGAAGAATGACAAGGACTCCATTCTCGCTGACGCAAAGAACTTGCTTTATATATTACATCCCGCCATCCAACGGATGCCGAAGATAGAACGCATCGAAGGCGCACCGGTAGAGATGAAGCGGGCGGTACAGAATATCATCCGACATTTCTCTATCGCCAAGGAATGCCAGGAGGCGAGGCAGGAACACATCCGTGAGATGATAGGTGAGTTCGGTATATTGTTAGCTAACTTTGAATTGTGTATCGCGCAGGGACTGCTGACTGATAGCGATAAACTGCGTATCGCCGTGCAGTTGGAACGTGTCGAGGAAGGTGTAAGGAAATGGAGAAATGCGAGCCGGTCGCTTAAACGTCAGGATCAGCCGCAGGTCGGTCAGTAATGACAAGAGGTGGCTGTCAGATATGAATAAGGTAAAAGGGAGCCCGGCTATCATGTATAGCAGCATCAGATGTGACTCCGACCAGCACGAACCGTTGGTTCGCTCAGAGGTACAACGTCAACAACGCGTGGAATTTCAACGGCAACAACGGCAATCTCAACAACAACAACATCAACAACACGAATCGTTGTCAGGCGGTCGCGATTTTATCGATATTTAGCTTTTACTTTTATGACTGAGGTTTTGTTCTTCGCGCTGTTGCTCAGCGTGATGTTTTCCACGCGGAAAAACAAGCGTTACGGGCGTGATTCGATGGCCTTTGAGATGAACTGGCCACCACTACTTGTTCGCTTGATGCGCGAGCTCAATGCAAGGACGTTCCGCATACTCCACAACTACACCTTCCTCGTTTCCATTCCTAAGTGGCGCGAGATATTCGCCACTGAGTTCGCCGGTCGTATGATTGACCATATCCTTTGTGACATTCTGAAGCCGTGGATAGAACAGACGCTACACCCGCGCACCTTCAACAACCGCGAGGGTATGGGTTCGCAGGCAGCTATTAACCAGGTGATAGAAGACATCTGCGAGGTGAGCAACGGCTACACCGAAACGACATGGATTATCAAGTGGGACTTGGCGGGATTCTTCCCGAATGCCGACTGCGACTATATGGAGTCGTGCTTCATTCGCGTGATAGACCGCTTCCATGATGAGATAGCCGAAAAATATGGAGTATTCATGCCGGCGTTCCTGAAATGGCTGGCAATGATAGCAATTCATTGTTACCCTGCAAAGCACTATGAGAGGCGCACACCCAAGTATCTTTGGGATGCGCATATCAAACCCGAAAAGTCTATTCTGAACAAACCCGATGGCGTAGGTGTGCCGATTGGTCGTATGTCATCGCAAACAGGCATGGGTCTATACATTAATGACGAAGTTATTTGGCTCAACGAAGATTGCGGTATCCGTACCACGGTATTCATGGACGATGGCGTGATGGTGGTACCCGATAGATTGAAGCCTTATGCACTCAGTCTGTTGCCTGAACTGCGCAGAAGACTGGCTGTAAAAGGCGTAAGGATGAATGATAAGAAATTCTATTGTCAGCAACACTGGAAGGGACTGGAATTTCTCGGCTCGCACATCCATCCCTGGAGCGTGATATTGAATGATGTAACGTGGGCACGATGTTTGGCGAGAATAAAAGAATACAACCAACTGACAACGGTCGAGAAATACAGAGAACTCGACCGTTTTATTTCGACCGTAAACTCATACACAGGACTACTGAAGAACCGCACATCATACAAGCGTATCATGCAACTGAAAGACACTATCGCTGATGATTGGTGGCAGTGGTTGGACTGGGACACCCGCCGTCAATGCGTCGTCAGTAAACCCCAGCACACATTTCGCCAGAGATTATGTAAGAAGTACAAACTAAAATTGAAGCGAATATGAAACAAGCAGAAATCAACGAGGCTATCAACGCCCAGGAGAGTATCATCCTCGACCGCGAGGGCAAACTGTCATCCACCGATTATATCGCCGCCAAGATTGCGGAAGGTAAGGCCACCAAGACGGAATATGCCGACAAGATAGCCGAGCGTCAGCAGTGGCGCGACGACATCAATGCGGCCAACGCAGAAATTGAGCGACTGAGGGCTATCGAGCCGGAGCCGGAAGAGCCTCCTATACCTGAAGGTGGAGAATAAAAATAAGGAGCCCCGTTCGTGAGGCTCCTTATTTTTTCTACCATGATCCATGGTAACTATCCTCCCATTCACCATTCAGCGATAGCGACATGCTACCGCCAGCACTAAAAAGTGGGCCGGAGAAGTCGGTGACGCGGTTGGACTTGAAAGGAACTGCCGAGAGGGTGGTAGAGCCGAGCACTTCGCCGCTGGCCGTTTTGCTGCTGATCGCTACGTCGGTGGTCCACTCGTCGGCGGTGGAGAAGCCGAAGATGCTGGCCTGCGCGCCCGTCTGTCCCTTGTTCGCATCTGGGATGCTGATTTCCGTCGTGCGGTTCGCCGTCTCGCTCACGGGTTGCCCGGTCGTGTAGTCGAGGCCGTAGTACCACGTCGCGGGCGTCAGCAGGATAGTGGCTGCCTCAGCTGGTATCTCGTCAGTGAACGTCAGGCGTAGCTTCGTGACAAGGCGGTCGAGCGTCACGGCGCGGTTGCCGTTGGAGGTTGCCACCACCGTCACGTCGTAACGCTTCCAAAACGTGTCGCGCACGGAGCCGAATGTCAGTGTCTTTGCTGAGGTGTCGAGCACTGGCGAAAGACCGCGCGAGGCCACGAAATAGACACGGTGCTGACCGTAGGCAAGTTGCATCACCGGCCGGCCGAAGTCGTCAGCCGTCGCGTCTGCCTGGTGTAGCTGTTGCAAGAGGTTCCCGTCCGCGTCATAGTCGAGCACCCACACGTCGGTGAGGTCCTTGCCGTCGGCCGATAGGTAGCCGCGTGTGACGGGTTTCCACTGGTCGGAGAAGTCGCCCTTCAGCGTGAACGTGAACTTCTTTGTTTTGATTTGCTGCGGCTCGCTGCCGAGCTCATTCTGCGTGCATGCGGCAAGAGAAAGGCAGGCCGCCACTGCCAAGATGAGTTTTTTCATAACGTTTTTTTTGTGTTTGTGAGCCGCAAAGTTACGGCTTTTCGGCGATATGTGCAAGAGTAAGCCTCACACTCACTTGCGGCGGCTTGGTGTATGGCAAGCACAATCGAAATACAGGGACTCGACGAGCGCATCGCGCAGCTTGGTAAGCTCTCCACCAAGAACCCACTCATGCAGCAGCGCATCCGGCAGGTCATCCGTCAGACGATGGCGGCCCTCCGTAAGGTGTTGCAGGACGATGCACGCAGCGGCCTCGACATGAAGACAGACCTGCGCAATGCGTACAAGGCCGTGCGCTACGCTGTGTATCGCCGCATCTTCGGAGGACAGGTAAACATATTGCAGTCTCGGCGTGCCGGTGCCATGACACTCGTGGAACCGAAGCGCAAGGGAAGCAATGGACGAGGTGGCAACCGCCGTCCGCGCTCTATGCGTACCATCGACCTGATGAGCTACAGCGGAAAAGACCGCGGATTCATCCTTCGCTTCCTGAATGCAGGCACGAAAGAGCGCCACATCCGCTTCAAGGCAGACCCGAGCCGCGAGGACGTGCATCGTGGCAGCCAAGGCGGTGACGTGAACAAGTACGGCAAGACCATCAATACAGGGTATCGCGGAGCCATCGCACCGCGCAACTGGTTCGGGCAACGCAGCCAGCAGGAAATGGAAATAGCATCCCGACAGATAGATCAGAAAATCGACGAAATAATTCAAGGCATAATGTTCTGACAATATGGCAGACGTAATTACAAGATTTAAGCTCGAAACCACACAATTCGACAGCAAGCTGCGCGATGAGTCGCGCCGACTGACCGACCTCACCAAGCACCTACAACTGGCCGGCAACGACTTCAACAAGTTTGCCGACAACAGCGTGGAATCCGCCCGTGCACTTGGCCAGCTCTCGACCGGCACCGACAACGCCGCACAGAGCCTGAAGGTGCTCGTTAAGGCATACAACGATGTGGCCAACGCCTACAATGCGCTGACCGAAGAACAAAAGAAAGGCGACTTCGGAAAGGCAATGGCCGAAAGCCTCCAGCAGTTGCAGGGACGCATCACGCAGACAAAGAATGAACTGAACTCTACCGGCGGAGTGCTCTCACAATTAGCTGACAAGTTTGTCGTCAATATCGACGCGATGAAGTTGTTCAACGTTGGTCTTTCGGCAGTGAAAGGTGCACTGAACGTTGCAAAGGACGCATTCTTTGCCAGTGAACAGAACCTCGACGAGTGGGGACGTATAGTCGATTCTTCAGAAAGCCTTTACAGAGGTTTCCTGAATGCACTCAATACAGGCGACATCAGCGGCTATCTGACAAATATCGGAAACATAGTACAAGCTGCGCGCAATGCTTATAACGCCCTCGACGAGCTGAATACGTTCAACGCCTTCAATCAGGTGAACGTCGAAAAGACTCGCACTGGTATGACTGAGGCCATCGTGGACTACCGCGAGGGAAATGGTTCAAAGGAGTCTGTACGCGCAGCAGGTGACGCATACAAAAAAGAACTTGAAAAACGCCGCAAATTAGAAAAAGAAGCCTATTTGACGGCCGTAAGGAAAATAGCAACGGAGAGGGGCATCAACTATCAAGACCTGCTCGATGCAATGAGCGGATCTTACGGGAACTATACAGAACTGAAAAAGGTGCAGCCGAGCGGAACGCGCTTAGAGTCCACATTCCTCGGCCCTGGAATGGCTCCAAGCATTACACAAGTTCCCGTTGCTGTGACTCGTCGAGAAAAACTCGGTGAGGCCCTGCGCAACCTGAACGATACAGAACTTCAGTCTCTTCAGGCTCTTGGTGCACAGGCAGAGCGCACAGGCAACGAAATTGCACAGGTGGACCGCCAACTTGTTCGTGTGCTGAACGGCAGACAAGGTGGTGCCGGTGGCGGCACTGGCGGCAGTGGTGGCGGTTCGAAAGAAGTCACCATACAGCAGCAGATTGCGGCGCTGGAGCGTGAGGCCTTGACAGCAACCGCAAAGCGACAGAATGAAATACGTGCTACTATTCATCTGCTCGACCAAGAGCTCGCACGTCAGAAGGAAATCGTCGCATCCTTGCACGGAGGCCAGTCCGACCCAGTGAGCGACTTTTGGAAGGCAGTCAATCGTGGCGACCCGAATGCCTCGCTCTACGGACCTATTAGCACCAAGGTGCCGCAAGGCGTCGTAAAGCCAGGCGACCTGAAGAAGTGGGAAGACTATTACGCAGCCATCGAAAAGCCGTTGTCTCCGTTGCGCGAAATGGAGGCAGAGGCTGCGCGACTGAAAGAGGCTATGGCTGACGCTGCCTCTCCCGAACAATATCAGCAACTCAACGCAGAGCTCTCGGCCGTCGTAGAGAAGATGAACAAATTCAAAGGCGAGACCGTGGTCAAGGCTGGCGAAGATGCAACGGAAAGTTGGCGTGCCGCCGCGTCTGCTATTCAGTCCGTAGGGTCTGCGCTTGGCAGCATCCAAGACCCAGCTGCAAAGGTTATGAGCATTATCGCGCAAGCAATCGCCACCATCGCCCTCTCTTACGCACAGGCATCAAGTATGGCCGCTAAGAATCCAGCCAATGCAGGTTGGGGATGGGTTGCGTTTGCCGCCACTGGTGCCGCCACCATGATAAGCAGCATTGCCGCTATCAAGTCGGCAACGGCTGGAAGCTATGCAGAGGGTGGCATCGTGCCGGGGCGGTCGTTCAGCGGTGATAACCTGACGGCCAACGTTAACAGTGGCGAAGTCATCCTATCGGTTGCGCAAGCCAACACGATAGCATCCATCTTGCAGGGTGGTGGCAGTCAGCAGAGCGGCGGAGGTACACCATACGTCACAGGAGAGCAGATATATATGGGCTTGAGCAACTACCTGCGTAGGACAGGGCGCGGAGAACTAATAACAGCAAGATAAATGTGGTATAAAAGATACAGAGTGCCATTTCAGTCGCTCGGAGGTACACAATATATGGTGTATATCTATGAGCACACCAGCGGAACCGTCACAACGCTGACGGGAGCGGCCGACCCTTTCGAGACGCAAGAAGAACAATCTGAAGACGTATTCACTCCGATACGTTCGCAGACTGGCTACCTGCGCATAATCGACGAATCTGGAAGCTTACTCGAACAGATAGTGCCGTCGAACAACACCGAGAAGTTGGTGCGGTTGTATTCTGGCACGTACAACGGCGACACTTTCGTGGACGGAACGATAAGGTGGCAGGGCTTTGTCTGCGCAGAGGCGTTCACACAAGCGTGGGACGGAAACGCCAAAATGATAGAAATCCCTGTAAAATCGCTGCTTGGTGCACTGGATGACGTGCCAATCGAAGATGCGAATGCAAGTCTTGAACTTCGCATCGCCCGCGTCATTTGCAATGCATTTGACGCCTTGCAGGTCACGCCTGAGCGTATCAGCTGGCAGTCGAGCATCGCGGACATGGTGGCAGACGTGTTTCATATCTTCGTGCGGTGCGCGGCATTCTTCAGCGAGGAAAATGTGGACAATGAGGGCGACGTTTTCACGCAGATTGTCGGCAAGTCATACGCCGAGGTACTGGAAGGCATCATGCGTCTGTATGGTGTATGCATGCGAGAGAATGGCAGCACGTTGGAAGTTGCATCCTACGACAAAGAGAATGGTGCGCTTTATCGCAATTCTATCGCTTGGGACTATTTCGACGGCTACATTGCCAACGGCTCAAATTACGGCAATAGTCCTGTAGCGGTTGCGGATGTGGATATGCTCAACGTATTGGACTTCGCTGGGTCTGATAACGAAGCGAGCTACATCCAGGGAGGCAGAAATGCAAAAGTGGAGCTTGCTCTGCACGGCCTACAGTTCAAGATAGAACTGCCGCTGGCCACGGAAAGCGAGGACACGCCCGTACAATTCGCGTTGCACACAGGCCTGCTATACATACAGCCACACCCTCCACGCCATCAGATAGAGGATTTTATTTATCCATATTATTTGCTATACGATTTGCAAGGCATGAGCAACTATGCCGCCACGCTTGCCGGTACGTTGTTCAAAGGATATTCGTCAAACCCCTACGCCGAAAACAACGTGCCGCTGTTTTCAGGCGCATTCCCTATTAGGTGGGCATATCAGTCCGGATCGGAGCGTGTGGTGTTGCGGAATGGCCTATATCTCAACACGCAATATCGCACCTCTGCTACACACCCAAGCGGAAATGCAGACCAAGCGGTCATTTATCGCATCGACAGTGCTATTGGACTCGTGGCTCAGGACGGATGGATAAGAATCAACTTCACATGGCACAACATCATCTGGTACGACGGGGTGAGCGGAAGACCTTATCTTTTTGATGATGCAAGCGCAGTTTTTGGAAAGGATGTTAGAGCCGAGATGCGCATGTGCATTCGCGTTGGCGAAAAGTGGTGGAACGGGACAAACTGGGTGACGGGTGGCTCTGCACCAGATACTGGATTTTGGTTCAATATCATCAACAATGCTCCACAGACGAACAAGACACCCGACATGAACATCAACGAGACGGACGGATTCTTCATTCCTGTGTCCGAGAACCTCGAAGGCTCGGTGTCGTTCTACATCCTCAACTACATTCCTGTAACGACCACGGACTCGGTGTACAGGTATTGCTACTCACACATACTTCACGACCTTTCAATCACACACGTCCGCCCAATCTCAATTGTAGCCAGCGAGCGCGGCAGCAATACATACCGCAAGCAGATCATCGCAAGCGGATTTAGTGAGGATAAGATGATAAACGTTGGCGTCGGGACTATCAATAACAACGTGCCGAGCGCTGTGTTCCTGAAAAAAAGCGCTAACGAATATCTGACCGAAGTCACCTACAACACCGACCAAGGCACCACAAAGACGCAGCGCCCAGAGCTGAACCTTCTCGACCGCATGGTGGCAATGTACGGAGAGGTGCGTCGCACATTTATAGGTGTTGTGCGTGACGGTGTGAACATATTCACGCAGAGATTCACGTATCTGAATCGGAAATTCTTTGGCATCACGTTTCAGCGCGACTGGGCAAGGGACACCGAAAAACTTAAATTCATCGAAGTAACATGAACGGAAACAAGATTTTTATTTCTCTCGACGGAACCAGCACGCCACTGGCCGGGACGAAGAGCAACGAGATACAGACGGAGTGCGAGGCCATCGAGGTGACGTCTCCGCTGACTGGCGTGTGGAAGCAGCATATTGCAGGCCGCAAGGGTTGGAGCTTCAGCACCTCGTGGCTCGTTATGCCGAATGGCGTGTCTGGCACCAAGTTGCGCGACCTTCTGCGCATCGGTCAGACGTATACCGTGCGCATCTACGAACGTGGCAGCAGCAATACGCTGTTGCTCACCGGCTCGGCACTCTGCACACAGGCCAAAGTGACTGCCACGCGCGGCAACCTTGCCACGGGTGCTTTTTCTTTCGTCGGCGACGGCGAGCTCGCCATTCCGCAGTAATACCGCAGCACACTTTCGCCCGACACAAAAAGAGGAATTATGGCATACGCAGCAGGACTTTTGAAGTATCGCGTCGGCATTCTGAACAAGCAGGTGGCCACCGAATTCGGAGCCACCACCGACTACGTGCTGGCGGAGACGGTTTGGGCAGACCTCACATGGAGCAAGGGCGTGAAGAGCCTGCGCGAGGGTGCGCTGGACGCCTACGACACCGTGATGATACGCATGCGCTGGACGCCAACGGTAACGCGCGACAGCCGACTCCAGCACGACGGCGTGACATATCAGATACAGAGCCTCCACCGCGACTACCAGAGCAATATCGTACAGATAACAGCAACGGAAATAATATAAGGAACTATGAAGAAACAAATCGCAATCGTACACTACAACACGCCCGAGCTGACAGAGGCGGCCATCCTGAGCCTGCGCAAGCATACAGGAACGCGCTATGACGTAACGGTGTTCGACAATTCGGACAAGCGTCCGTTCAAGGCGAAGATGCAAGGTGTGAAAGTCATCGACAACACCAAAGGTAAATACATCGACTTTGAGGCCGAGCTGGCAAAATTCCCAAACAAGTGCTGGGATTTGGCAAAAAAGAGCAACTACGGCAGCGCAAAGCACATAATGAGTGTGCAGAAGCTGTGGGAGCTCTTGCCCGGTGGCTTTATTCTTATGGAGTCGGACATCTTGCTGAAGGACGACATCGGCTTCATGTGGCAAGAAGAATTCGCAGCAGTAGGAAAGGTGCAGTGGTTCCGTGGTCGTTGCATCGAAAAGGACAGACTGCTGCCGTTCCTGTGCTATATAAACGTTCCACTGCTTGTCAAAAACGGCGCAAGGTATTATGACCCAGAGCGATGCTGGGCATTACAGCCAGGGGGTATGAATAACCCCAATAACTGGTACGACACGGGTGCGACACTCTTGGAGGACATCATCAAGACGAAGCCGCAACTGACGGCGCGCCTCTACCCGGACATTGACAAGTATTACATCCACTATTGCGGTGGCTCGTGGCGCGGCAACGACATCGAACAGCAGGTCGAATGGCTCAGCAAGAACGAAGCGTACTGGAAGCCGGAGGACAACTCGGACGCAAAGATATTCATTTGCTCACATACCGACTTTGAGCCGGTTGTGCAAAACGAAGTATATGAAACCATCGACAGCCGCAAGTTGAAGGGATGCAAGGTGCCTGACCTCTACTATTCCGAGCTGTGGCAGATGAAAAAAGTGAGCGAAAGGAAGACGTTACCAAAGTATATCGGCTTCTGCCACTATCGCCGCTATTTCGGCTTTATGGATGCAGTGCCAAACATAGGGAAACTCATCGAGGAACGCGGAGCCATCACGACGAAGCCCGCCGACCTGCAGATGACCATGCGCGAACAATATGCAACTTGGGGCAACCCCGAAGACCTTGACATCTGCACGCAGATCATAAACGATAAATATCCCGACTTTGCAAAGGCATGGAACAAGTCGCTCGAAAGCAAACAAATGCGATTAGGCACGCTGAGCATCATGCGCACCGAAGATTGGAAAGAAATGCTGGCCGTCATGTGGGATGTTGCGCAAGAATATCTGAAGCGCATCGGTGGCGACATCGTGAAGCGCGTGACCGAAAACCCCAAGGCATACCACATCGGCGAACAGCCATTCTTTACCCTCACCCACGAAATCCGCGTGGGCGGTCAGTTTGCCGAGCGCATCAATTCGGCATGGATTGACTGGAAATTCCCGAACGCCTACGAGTTCCCGCTAAAGGTTACGCGCGACAAGATTGAAATCCCGTTCGAGACGGAAAGTAAGCCCACAGCCAAAAAACGCGCGAATAAAAAAGGAAAGTAAGTTATGGGACTATTCGGAATGAACTTTTTCAAGCGCGAAGCACCGACGCCAGGGGTACCGACATCGACGGACGAGAAGAAGCCGGACATGGTGGTCGGTAGTGACTACCAGAAGCGCATCTCCTATACCCGCAACCCTGAGCAGGCTTTGCTTGTCGGTGCAGTGTATCGCGCCGTCAATCTTCGCGCTGACACAATGAGTGTCATGCCCGTGCAGTATCGCAAGAAGGACAGCGAGAAGGGCAACTTCACGCAAGACATGAGGGGATTGGGCAAGCGCATCAACTACATGCTGCAAGAAGAACCGAACCCAATAATGTCGGCAACAGACCTTTGGAAGCTGGTCGAAATCAACCGCCTATTTTACGGAAACGGCTTCGTGTATATCGAGCGCGACGAATTCGGATTCCCCCGTCACTTGTGGCTTGTGCGTGAGGGCGGTTACAACACCGTGACAGGCAGATATGCAAACATTGTGTATCTGAGCGACCACGGCTATGTGGAGCTCGTCAACGTGCTGCGCGAGAATGTCCTGCACTTCCCGAACACGTTCCGCAGATTGGACGGACTTTGGGGGCTTCCTACCCTACAATATGCCATTGAGACGCTTTCGCTCAACCGTACACTGAAAGCGCAAGGCCTTGAAACTGCTGCGAAGGGTGGCAGGGTGAAACTCATCATCGGCGAGGAAAAGCCGAGCACTGCACAAGGCACATTAGCAGCTGGATTGCTTAACAAAGATGAGATGGACCGCTATGCACTGGAACTCCAGACAAAGATGTATAACGGCCACGACGTTCTCGCAATTCGCGGACTCGACAAAGTGCAGAACATTTCGATGTCCGCTACCGAGATGCAGATGTTTGAGCAACTGGGTGCATCCAACGACGACGTAGCAAGGTTCTTCGGCGTTCCTCGCCCCCTGCTGATGCTCGATACGAACTCGCACTACAACGACTACCAGAACGCGACGATGGAGTTCCACACGCGAACCATCCTGCCACAGAAGACTGGCAACGAGAAAGAAATTGCCCGCAAGCTGATAGGCTTCAGCGACTATGGATTCCGCGACATCCACATCTGCGAAGACCCGCTGATGGTGATGGACCCGGAACGCCGCGCGAAGGTGGCACAGCTGAAGATGCAGTCGGGACTCTGCACCGTGAACGAGGCACGCCGCGACTTCGACATGCCAGCCGTAAAGGATGGTGACGAACCATTGGCAAGTGCCAACCTGATGACACTGAAAGCACTCATCGCCAAGAGCGACGCAAGCACACAGCTGAAGCCCGTGAACTACACCGTAGGGGAAGGCGAACAGGGCAACGGAGAATAGAGACTTTTTCGACAACGGATTGAACGGAAAATAACTATCAGTAGAAAATTCCGAAACTATCAGCAGAAAATTCACAAACTATCAGCAGAAAGCTATGGCAGACCTAAAATTGAAAATCAAGAAACTTGCCCTCGTCAGGAAAGTTGAAGGGCAGAAAGTAACAGGCTATTTTGGCCGCGTCATTACCAACGGTAAAAAGTCGTTCGACGAGATAGCACGTCAGAGTGCCAAGAACACCACCCTGCACCCCAAGGAAGCCAGCCTTGCGGCAGAACTGTTGCTGGAGGGCATCTGCGAGGAAATCAAGCAGGGCATCATCGTGGACCTCGGTCCGCTCGGAACGCTCTACCCGGCCGTGAAATCGAAGTGGGAGCTGGACGCCGAAGAGCTGAAGCTGACGGACATGAAGCCGAAAGTAAACTACAAGCCGTCGGAAGGCATCGAGAGCGCCATCAGTGCTGCCAGCCTCTCTTGGGCGACAGAGAAGGACGAAAAGGAAGGCACCGAGACACCGACCGGCGACGATGACGTGACGGGCGGCGAAGGTGGCGGCAACAACACCGGCGGCGGCGAAATGGAAGGGTAACCCTGACACACGCTTTGCGCAGCTAAGTAAACGAACAACAAAAGAAAAATATGGATGCCAAAAAAAGAGAAATCAGAACCATTGACTGCCAGCTGGCCGTTAGAGAAGCGGAAGGCAGTCAGGCGGGCGAGTCTCGCACCATCACGGGGCGTGCCATCGTTTTCAATGCTGAAAGCGAAGTACTCGACGATTGGGGAGAAAGGTTCCGCGAAGTGATATTGCCGGAGGCCGTCACTATGGAGTTCCTGAACACACAGGACGTGAAGATGAACATGCTGCACGAGCGAGAGCTAACTGTTGCACGTTGCAACAAGGGCGTAGGTTCTTTGCGCATGGCAGTGGACGAACAGGGCGTGACATTCGAGTTCGAAGCCCCGAAGTGTGACATCGGCGACCGCTGCTTGGAAATGGTACGCCGTGGCGATTACTCGGGTTGCAGTTTCGAGTTCTACCCGAAGGACTACGAGGTGCAGCGCACCAAGGGAGCAGACGGCAAGGACGAGGTGCTGATTCGCCACAAGAGCTTTGAATTCCTTTCTGCACTCACAATCGGCATGGACCCCGCCTATCGCCAGACGAGCGTGAACGCGCGCGAGATGGACGGAATGACCGCCGAAGGAAAGGCCGAGAAAGCAGCCGCAGAGCAGGCACAGCGCGAGGCCCAAGAGAAGGAGCAACGCGAGCGCAAGCAGCGCATGATGCGCCTCCAAGCTCAGAGAATGAGAACAGAGAAGATATAAAGTCACTTAATTATTAACCAACTTAAAACTGTTTTAAGAAAAATGGAGAAAATGACAAAGACTCAGCTCCAGCAGCGTCAGGCTGCCATCTGGGAGCGCATGGATCAGCTCGACGAGTTGGTCAAGAGAGAGAATCGTGAATTCAACGATGCAGAGGCCAAGGAGTACGAAGCCCTCATCCGCGAGAGTAAAGGACTGAGCGCACGCGCTGAAGCTATGGCAAGCGGCGAGCAGCTCGAGCAGTTCCGCGAGCAAAAGACAAAGAGCCAGAAACTCCGTGAGCTTCTGAAGAAGGTCAAGGATAATCGCGAGTCCTACAGTGAGGAACTGACCGTGCGCGAGCAAGGCCCCAACAACAGCACCACCGTGCTGAAGGATGCCATCACCTCTGGCACTTATCAGAACAGCACTGCCAACATCGAAGCAGCCGGCGCAGTGCCTTTGACTATCCACGAACTCATTGACACCAAGGTGCCAGGACTCGAATTGCCCGACGATCTCCGGCTCCTGACCGGTGTCGTAGGTAACGAGGTATGGCCCTATGCCATCGACGACGTGGAATTCACCGTTGCAGGTGAGGTAGAGCCTATTGGCGAGCAAGCCATCAACTTCGACAAGCTCAACGCTTCTCCTGCTCGTGTTGCCGCTTCAATCGCAGTGTCCAACCGCGCAATCGACAACGCAGCATTCGACCTGCTTGGCTTCGTGACCTACAAGTTCCAGAAGGGCCTCGCCAAGTTTGCTGCTCTCCACGTTTATAGCCATTGCAACTTCGGCAATACCTTGAAGTCTCCGTTTGCCAATGTTGTCGTTGAAGAAGTTGCTATGGACGACGAGCTGGGCAAGAACCTCGCCAAGAAGGTTGCCGCTATGTGGGACCTCGGCTTCGAGGGCGAGCCTGAAATGGTAATGAGCAAGGAGGTTGAGACCGAGCTGCTCTTCACCAAGAAGATTCCCGGACAGATTGGCGACCGCACAATCATCGAGAATGGCCGCTGCCTTGGCTATCGCTACAAGGTCAGCCCCTATGTGAACTATGCTCTCAGCTCCGGTGTTCCCGCTCCCGACGGCAACCTCTACATCGGTATCGGCCATTGGGGTTACCTCGCTTACGAGCAGCACGGAGAGGTTCGCTTCACGGTAGATGCCCAATCTGCTGAAGTTGCAAAGAGGAATTCCACAGTCCTGGTGCTCAACACAGAACTCTCTATGACCGAACTTTCGAGCAAGGTCAACGGCAATGACAGCAACAGGCCCCAGGCCTTCAAGCTCATCAAACTCGTTGAGCCCGAGCCTACCACCGTCTAACACACTCACTCACTCTTCTTCGTGATAACCAGTTCATGGTTCCGCACTCCGGCGGCCTCGCCGCTGCAACGCAAAGGTAAGCAGGTCGCCGGAGGCTTTTCTTCACAAAGAAGTAATGCGTAAGAACACAGCAGAGATATGGTAGAACTTGACGAAATCCTCTACAACGCTATCAAGGCCGATGCAGACCTGATGCAAGCCGTAGGCGGCCGTGTCGTTTCAACGTGTTTTGAAGTCGCGCCCGATGAACAAGACAACACACAGTTGCCGTGTATTATCGTTACTGACGACGGGCTGACAAACCAGCCCACCGACAAGGACTGCGACTGGGAGGCCGAGGAAGACCGCATACAGGCGAGCGTGGAAGTGGACGGAAGGAGCCCGCGCGAGGTGAAAGAGCTGTCACGCCTTGTGCGCCGGGCTGTTGCCGCTTATGTCATAGCGATGGCAGACGACGGGGACCCTGTTCCGCAACTGGAAAGCTTGCAAGGGAACGGAGTGGCGTGGGACTGGATGAAGCCATGCTACCACACGATGCTGACGTACAACTGTATAATAGAGAACGAATATGAGTAAAATCAAAGGTCAGAACTTCCGATTTTTGAAGAACGGCTCGGTGTTTGACGAGGCGACCAACTGCTCAATCACGCTGACGGGCAACGCCGAAGACACTTCGACGAAGGACACGACGGGAATGTTCTCCAAGGACACAATCGTTTCGACTTCGTGGAGCGCACAGGTGGACACCTACCAGAGCACCGATGCGCAGCTGCGAGCAGTCATCTCGATGTTCATCGCTGCCGCCGCCGTAGGTGTAGGCTGGGACGAGACGCGCGGCGCCAACAACGCTGTGGCGCAGCAGTCGTCTTTCGCTCGCGAAGGTGAGGCGCTGCTGACGGATGTGAACATGACATTTAACGACAGGGAGACGGTGCAAACGTCCCTACAATTCACCGGTACAGGAGCGGTAAGTGGACAGTAATATGACAAGAGGTCAATACATCAGATTGCTGCTTTCGACGACTGCTAATCCCGCAACGGTGATTGCAGCTGCCAAGCAGATGAGCCTACATCTTTCGGCTCAGACGGAAGAGAGCTCAACGAAAGATACGACTGGCGACGCACAGGAATTCGAAGTCGTTGGACAGAGCTATGAGATAACCGGCAGCGGCCTCGTGCTGACGGACAACGACGATCTGCTTACTGGCGCCGTGGGTCTGAACAGCTTCGAGGACTGGGTAGCTATGCCGGAGAACGTGGACAAGGTGCTCTACTGGAAGATTTGCGTCATGGAGGGTGACAACCAGCGCGAAGTGGTCTCGACCATTGCAAGCGGCCAGTGCAAAATCACCAACTTGCAAATCTCGGCTCAGAACAAATCGAACGCCACGTACAACTTCACGTTGGCCGGCTACGGTGCCATCGTGCCGGGGTCGGACTAATCACACACACACGGGCTGGCCGCTTGCATCACACATGGGTTTAATGGTTGATGGCGAGTGGCCGGCTTTTTTATCTTCTAAAAGCGGAACTATGAAAAAATCGGAAATCAAAATTGCAGGCAAAGCAGTGACGCTGTGCTACTGCTACGCCACAGAAATCGCGTTCAAGCAATTGGCAGAGCGCGACATCAACGACTTCTGGCTCGAAGCCGTACCACAGCTTCGCGAGCAACGAATGCCCGACGTGCGGCAGACCATCTACCTGCTGTTGGCCAGCATTACGGCCTACTACAACAGCCTCGAAGAGCAAGCACCGGTAACGGATAAGGACCTGATGAACGAGGCTACGCCGACGGAACTGGGCACGGCGCTTGGCACCGTGATGCGGCTGCGTGGCGAATTCTACGCCGTGCCTGCCGATGAGCCTGCAGACAAACCCACAAAAGGCAGAAAAGGAAAAAACGCCTAACCGCCTACGACCTCTATCAGCTGCTCGTAGGCGAGATTGGCATCACACGTCGCGAATTCCTCTACGACGTGTCGTTTTGGGAAATTCGACGCATCATACGCGGATACCGAAAGCGCAACAGGCTCACGCAGCAACTGCTTGCGCAATGCGCTCACGCCAGCATCTTCGCGATGCGCGACCCGCAAGGAAAAACAGCGGCAGACCTATTCCCTGGGCTGTTTGAAGATGATGATGAACCGCCCATCACTGAGGAGGAAGCAGACGACCTCGTGCGGATGATGAGCGACCTGAACGCGAAGGCTTAGGCTTTCGCGTTTTTCTTTTTCATTTTCCTTGCAATCATCTCGAAGTCGCTGTGCACCGACTCGGCCAGCACCTTGGCGTAACGCTGGGTGCGTGTGATGTTAGTGTGCCCGAGCATCTTCGAGAGGTTCTCGATGGCCACGCCGTTGCTGAGCATGTATGTGGCAAACGTGTGACGTGCAAGATGCGAGTGCAGGCGCACCGAAAGGCCGGCAGCTGTGGCCACCTGCTTCAGCGCGCGGTTGTACGCTTGGTTGCTCATTCGTGGCACCCGCCAGCCGTATTTTTCCAAAATTTCCACCGCCGGAGGCAACAACTGCGAGACGAAAGGCACGCCCGTCTTTATGCGTTCGGCTGTCAGTCGGTAAGTGCCGCGCACCTTCTTGTAGGCCGAAAAGTCGAATGCCTGCGCGTCTGAGTACGAGAGGCCAGTGTACATCTGGAAGACGAACAGGTCTCGGGCGTGAGCCAGCTCAGAGCCTTCGCACGGCGAGAACTTCAGCAGCTTCTCGATTTCTGTGTCCGCGAGATATTCCATGTTTTCCCGCTCGCCTTTCCCGATTTCCCCGCGCATCTTTGCGTAGGGGTTGGCTGTCAGCAGCTCCATCTTGACTGCGCGATTCAGCAGCGAGCGAAGACACTTGTGGTAATTGTAGCGGCCCGCCTCGCTCATCTTCGTGCGCTTGCCGGGAAGCTCACGCAGCCATGCGTCGAATGCGTAGATGTTCGCCACCGTCACGTCCTGCCACGTTTGAATGCCGCCGAATTCATCCAGCCGCGTCTGCAACGTCACGTAATGCTTCGCCGTGCCTGGCTTGATGTTGATTTGCTTGGCTTCCGTCTTGATCCACGCCAGCACGCTGTTCGAAGTGCCGTTCTCTATTTCCCTTTTTATTTCAGAAACACTTATTTCCCGTTTGTCTTTCAATCGTGCATTCACGGCCTCGATGGTGCGTTGCAGCAATATATTGATGCGCTCGTTCAGTTCCTCCGCCTGCGGGTGGTTTACGATGCGGTCGTAGGCGAATTGCTCGCGCCGCACGCGCACGCCTGTATTTATATATAAGGAGCGCCGCTCGTGCGTGATGCGAATCTCAATGGGAGCCAGCTCTCTGCGCAGGTTTTTGCGGTCATAAACAATGTTCACTGTTGTCATAATCTTCATTTTTTTGTTTTCCCCTCTTTTCGAAGGGGAAAACATAGGTAAAACAAAATAGCTAAAATACACCGATTTCGCCCAATTTCGCCAAAATGCAAAAGGTGCTGAAACTCACCTGAAACCCTTTATTTATGCGGCTTTTCAGCGTTTTCAGCACCTTTCCAAGGTAACCCGCTTGGGGTTTGAATCGGCTGAAAAGGGGTGTGGGAATCAGAGAGTTGCAAAAATGTGGGAAAACATTATGGCTTTTCGGCGATGTTCTGGGGCTTTTTAGCAGGTTGGAAGGTGTAGCCTTTCTGCGGTTGAGCGAGGGCGGCGAGCTGCTGGATGAGCTGCGTCATGGCCTTACGCTCTTCGCGTAGGCTGTCGCGCATCTCAGCTACCTCGTCGAACTGCTTGCGCACGTCCTTGCGCAGTTCTTCCACCTCGCTAACCAGACGAGAGCAGAGGTCTATAATGTCGGGAACTTTTTGCACGGGCTCATCATCTGCCATCAGCAAGCGATCGGACTCGCATCGGAAATATGCAGGGTTGAAGATGTTTCCGAATGCTTCGTTTAGTCTGCGAATTGTTGCGTCTGAAGGTTTTTTCACTCGATTATTTAGGATTTGCGAGATTGATTTCTGCGAAATCCCTGTCTTAATTGATAGTTCTCGTTGGTCAGCAACGAGTCCATTCTTGTAAAGGTAGTCAATAGCTACCCGAAAACGCTCATTTCGTACCATTTTCCCCAAAAATTACCTTGATTTTACGTTTTTATGTTAATAAATCTTAATAATTTGGCAAGAATTACCTCTTTTTACCTCATTTTACCTATATTTGCAACGACAAAAACGCAAGCGGGCCATGAAGGCCTACGACATAGCGATGTCGAGCTAATAGGTGCGTGCAAATATAAGGCTTTCTGCCCGCTTGCTTTTAAGATTGACTAAAATATTAAGCAATATTAACAATGGACGCGATCACAAGAAATGAAATCATGGCAGCCGTGAAGACGGCAGTGAGCCAAGCTGTTGACACTCTCGATGAGAAGTGGCTGTCGGGCATGGAGGTGTGCGAGCAGTTCCAGATGTTCACGCCTTCATGGATAAAGCGATACGGCCATCTGCTTCCGCGCATTCAAGCAGTCGTGAAGGACGAGAACGGCGTGGAGCACCGCACGGGCTGGGCCTACGGCCGCAACAGAATTCAGCGCATGATTGACAACGACCAGTTGAGATTCAGCGAGTGCCAAGCGGGCACTCGTTAGGATAAAGCCGCAAGGCACATCGCTCTTTGACAGACTTCCATACAAACACAAGAAAATGAGAAAAGTAACGTGCAGCGCCATCGGGCGCCGTGACCACGCGAAAAGGACTCATTACGGGCCTAAAAGAAATGAAATGTGCGGACGGTTCCGCACGTGGAAATATAGCCGCCGCGAGAGGAAGGGATGCGCAAAACGCGCAAAATCGTTAAGACAGCTTGCAGCGGTGTGGAAAGGAAGCGCCGCAGGGTTCGACTCCCTGTTGCGCTACAAGCTATTTCAAATGTTATCACATGCTTTTAATCGTTTTCTTTTGATGACGGCCAAGCGCGTGAGCGTGCACGCCGTTTTGTTAGCATCTTTTCAGATTCATAACGTTATATTTTATTTTTTAAGCACGCAGCGGCGTGCGGCGGTCAGGAGCGCGTGAGCGTGAGCCGACAGTTACACACAAAGAAATCAGCTGGTGGCGGTGGCTGCCAGCGACTTGGGAACGAAAGCCGGTAAATGGAGCAACCGAGCAACACATCCAGCTTCGACTGAGCGAGGGTTCGATTCCCTCCGTTCCCACGTGTATGTTTAACCTTTTTAAAAGAAAGAGCTATGACAAAAAAGAGAATTTTCGCCGTGTTATTGACATGGCTGGTCTGCTTCCCGTGCATTTTGCTGTTGAGTGGTGGCCCGCGCGCACCTTACGGAGAAGAAAGCCTTGGGTGGCCCAACCTGATAGGCTTCATGTGGCTTGTATTCCTTAGCTTTGGCGGCCTAAAGATTCTGCTTCCAAAGTGGGTGCGCAAGGAATTAGACGTATATAACGAAGACGAAGAGGAGGACGAGAACGATGGAATTTAATGGACGAATTTCACAAGTACTGCCTGCGCGGACGGGAATCAGCCAACAGACAGGAAAGGAATGGACGGTTCAGCCGTTCATCTTCGAATATTTTGAGCATGAGCACGACCGCTATCCGGACAGGGTGTTTTTGGAGGCTTTAGACGTTAAGCAGGCGCTCAAGGTGGTGGAAGGTGCAGAGGTGTGCGTCGGGTTTGGCCACAGTGTTCGAGAGTGGACAAACAAGGACGGCGTGGTGCAATACTACAACCAGCTGCGCGTGTATAAGTTGGAGCTCATCCGTATGCCAGGCGATAAACCAAAAGAACCGACCATACAGCCGCCGCTGTCGCCGGCACCGACACCAGAGACGCCAAAGGAAACTCCGGCAGACGGCAGTGACCTGCCATTCTGAACATTTTCCAAAATGGAAATAACCACAGGCGCACACTCGCGTCTGTGGTTTAATTTTTTAATCACATGGAAGAAGAGAAAGACAAACTACCACCGCTTGATTCGTCAGTGCCAGTGCCTACATTCTTGGCGTCGGATAACTGGTTCGGCGTGGAGCCTGAGCCGTACCGACTCGACTTCACCGAGCCATACGAACCGCCGCAGTTCCTGCTGACTTGGAATGATGTAGGCTTCGCACCACTGGGAGGTATCCACGCCATAACAGGCCAAAGCGGCAACGGTAAGACAATGACCATTGCGCAGTTCATTGCGGCCATTCTATGCGGCGACTTCGGCAACCTACACTACAACCTCTCGGAGGCGATACCAGAGCCGCGCGTGCTCTACATCGACACCGAGATGGAAAAGGCAAACACCATAGCCATGAAGAACCGCGTGCTGAGCATGGCAGGCAGGCGGATCGGCGAGAACTACGACGACTTCGTGGTGCTGATGCTGCGCGAAGCGACGAGCGACAAGAAAGACGTCAGTGCGGCCGTGATGCGCTGGAGGCTAACGCTGAAAGCTATCTACGAGTACAACCCCACAGCAGTGTTCATAGACGGACTGCTTGACGTGGTGAACGACTTCAATAGCAACACCGAGTGCCAAGAGCTCATATACAAGTGCATGCAAGCAGCCACACACTACAACATCTCACTGTGGTGCCTCGTTCACCAGAACCCCGGCGCTGACAAACTGGTGGGACATCTTGGTTCGATGCTTGAGCGCAAGGTGACGGACATTTTCGAGACGAAGAAAGAGAAGAACCCAACCACAGGCACTGCTACGTTCACCGTCAGTCAAAAAAAAGCACGTGGACGCGACGTCCCCGATTGGAAATTTCAAGTCGAAAACACAAAGGTGTGGGGTGAACCTGCGCAACTGAACACAGAGCCAAGCCTGAACGAGAAGCCCGAACAGATAAAAGAGTGGCTACAAGTCGGCCGGTTTGATATCGACTGGCCCGCCACAAAGGAAAAGATAAAGGGCATCTTCAAGAGTCGAGGAGGTGTGACAAGCAACCCGTCACTGCTCGACAATTTGAAGGTGGCGCTGAATCGCCGCTTCATCATTGAGCAACCACCAGAGACAAGGAAGAAAGGACAGACGCATCCGAAGTACATACTGAACCCTGAAGAGTTTCCAAGTGACGACCCATTCGGGCCAGCTGAGAATGCCCCATTTTAGTAACTTGCCCAAAATTTTAATATATATATTAAAAATATATATTAAGAGTAACTTGCCCAAAGGTCAAGATACAAGCCCGCACGGGGCAACAAGCCCACTGCCCTGCGCTGATATGGGCGCGGGCAGAGAGGGCTGGTTACACCCGTTCGCGGTCTCGCGCGCGCGTCGCGCGTTAAGGCATAGATAGGAGGTTTAAAATGATAGACAAAACAACCGAACAGACAATCAAGGACGCTGCCAATATTGTGGACGTGATAAGCGACTTTTTGACGTTGAAGAAGCGCGGCTCGCACTATGAGACGCTGTGCCCGTTCCACGACGATAGGAGGTTGGGATCGTTCGTCGTTTCTCCGTCACACAACTGCTTTGTGTGCTATTCCTGCGGCGCAAAAGGCGGTCCCATCGAGTTCTTGATAAAGTACAATGGGATGACCTACCCAGACGCGCTGCGATGGCTTGCTCAGAAGTACGGCATCTTCGTGGACGAAGAGCAGAAGAAATTCGACGTGAAGGCCTCGAAGCCAGTGCCGCTGGAAGACCGGCTGCCGCCCGACTTGCCGCCGCGTCTGTGGCCGGCGCGTTGGGTGGACTACTACACCACACTCGACACAGACAACCTGGTGCGCTGGCTACGCCGACAGCCGTGGGACGAGGTGCAACGAGCACGTCTGCGCGAGGTACTGACAGACTACCGCGTCGGCCACACGTCGTTCGCGTGGAAAGGCGAGTGGCACGAATGGACAATCTTCTGGCAGCTCGATGCTGACGGAATCCTCCACAACGGCCACCTGATGAAGTACCGCGAAGACGGCCACCGCGACAAGGCGACAGACTACAACCAGACGTGGCTACACGCGCGGATGAAGTACGCCGACCACGACAAGTTCGACGAGCGCGTGAACTCGGCCAGCTACTGCCTATTCGGTGAGCATCTGCTGACGCGATACCCAGACGCGACGGTGAACGTGGTGGAGAGCGAGAAAACGGCACTAATCATGGCCACGGCCTACGGCAACAATGCCACGCAACTGTGGGCGGCTTGCGCCGGAAGTCAGAACCTTAACGCCGAGCGACTGGCACCGCTCATCAAGGGCAAGCGCCGCATCGTGCTATTCCCCGACCGAGACGGCATACAGCTGTGGGCACAGAAGGCCAACCAACTGGGCTACGCGGTGGATATGAACACACAGGCGGTGAAGCAGTGGTGGCGAGAGTGCGATGGGCCAAAGGCCGACATCGCGGACGTGGTGCTGCGCATAATCAACGAGCGCAATAAATCGATGCTGGAGAAAATCAAAGAAAAGAACCCTGCCGTGGCGATGCTTGCGGCAAAATTCAACTTACAATAACATGGAGGGAAACAATTATATGATGATGCAAACGAAGGTTAGGCCAGAGACCTACGCGCGCATTCAGAAGATTGAAAGGAAAACGGGCATCAGCTACTACAAGCTCATGCAAATGTTTGCCGACACGATTGTCCGCTATATGGACGATCGCCATAACTTGACGCCAGAAATGGAAAAGGCAATGGCCATCTTCGAACACATGGAGGGCTGGAAGGACGCACTGAACCACGCCGACCCGAGCGTTGAGAAAGTAATCGGCGAGGCGACGTACTACATGTTCGACGAGTCGGGCCAACAGAAGGGCTGCCGCGCGGTGCACGTAACGAAACCATTCTTCGGCAACTGGTCTGAAGACATGAACATTCAGCACATACTGGAACGCACACTCTGCTTGCTGACGCCAGAGCGATACAGACGCTTGCGGCTGCTTGCGGCAGAAATGGGATGCGAGAGCCAGTTGGAACTGTTCGACAAACTCATCGACCACTTCAGCCGCGAGGAAGACGTGGAGGAACTGAGGCGACTGTTCGAAGACGCCGATAGGAGCGAATTCGGACGCAAGCCGGCAGAACAACCATACAAACGTAAACATCACAAAGACACGTATAGCAATGAATTCAACTTCACAAATGAGACTACCAATGACTGACGCACAACGCCGGCACGTGCTGGCCGTGCAAGCCAGTGCCATCGCAAAGATGGTGCGCGAGGGCAGAGCAGAGAAGATGTTCGTGCAAGGCCCGAACGTGACAATCTGGAAACTGAAGCGCGACGATGAAGAGTAACCGCAACGAGCGACACCGCCTCTACATGCAACTGCTTCAGAGCCGCGAGTGGCGAGAGCTCAGAGCCGCCAAGATACGCGACTGTCAAGGACTCTGCGAGCGATGCAAAGAGTTAGGCATCATCACCGCAGCGAAGACAGTGCACCATCGCACGCCGGTGGAGTCAGGCGAAACGCTGGAAGCAATGCGAGAATTGTGCTATCGTTACGACAATTTGCAATTGCTCTGCGCCGACTGCCACCACCGAGCGCACGAAGAACTTAGGAGCCACGCCGGACAAGGCACGCGCTACATGCCCAAGCAAGACATCACGAACAACGAGCCGCAGCAGCGACTTAAACAATTCGTCGAGAAGCAAGGCGGCGTGTACGTGCCACCAGTAAAGCGCGGACTTCGCAAGACAAAGTTCGGCTGGCTGACGCGCGACGAGCTGACAGAGCGACAAAAAGCCGAGTTCGAAGCGTGGAAGCAGCGAGCCGCAAGCCCAAAACCGCCCACAGACTGAAACCCGGGCGGGTCGTTTTATTTGGAGGGCGAACGACTCCGAAATCCACTCAGCCGAAGGTTAGAGTTAAAATCTGAACTTTCAGGGAGGGTACTTTTTCCCAACGGATTACACAAATATGAATGGGAATGAGGCCACCACCTTTGAGGCTGTTGGCTATGCAAAAGACAAATTACCACTTAAAAGAAAAAAGAATTATGCCGAAACGAAACATCGTGCAAGTGAAGCTGCCGGCAGAGCAACCTGACTGCTGCGCCGAGTGTCCGCTGCTCGGACTCGTGCCGAAATACGTGGCGCGACCAAAAAATTCGAAGGAGACACACGTCTGTTGCGGAACTATGGAAGCCATCACACAACGCGGCTCCAAGGTGCGAGCCAGTGAGCGCGACAGCAACCACCCACTGCACAGGCCGTGCGACAACCGCTGGCATTCGTGGATGCAACTGCCACAGCGAAAGCTCGGCATCTCGACGCAGACGTTCAACGACTGCCGCATTCCGTATGAATGCACCTTGCAACTACAAATCAAATTTCACAAATAAGGAACTATGGCAAATCCAAAACCAGTTCACACGCTCACACGATGGAAGGTGCTGAGCGACGAAGAGGCATCCGAACTGATAGACACAGGACGGATGCAGAGAGAAATCCCGAATGTACCGACCGAACCCTTCACCAATGCGGAACTTGAAACGCTGTCGAAAGGTCAGCCGCTCTTCTGCGTGTGGAATGGTCAGTACATCATGGTGGCGTATCGTGACGGGCGTTTCGTCGGCTACGAAGTCGAAGAGCGCAAGTACGAACCGCCTAAGTCGGTAGCAAAGAAAGCAAAAGATTTTTTCAAAACATTATTCACCAATTAAAACCAAAGGAACCATGACACGCATTGAATTCGACAACGAAGTGAGAAGTATGAAGGCCGCGCGCAATGCGGCACTGAACGAGGTGGCAACCATGACGGCCGAGATAAAGGAAGAGATAGCGGCCAAGCACCGCCAGATTGACGAACTACACAAGGAAGTGTGCAAGCTGCGACAGTCTGCGCAAGGACTGCACCAGCGCCGCATCGAGCTGGAGACAAAATGGTGGGGGCGGATAAACAAGTTCATCGAGGAGAACGAGCCGAACACCACGAGCAACCTTGCCGATGCTGGCATCACCAACATTCTGTACGAGCTGCGGCGCAGAGGCTTCGACGGCATCGTGAGCCGACAGAACGAGAGTGGTGAATATGAGAGTTTCGACATACAGAAGAGATTCACACAACCGGCAGAAGAATGAGCTATGGAGAATTGAACCTCGGTATTGTCTGCGAGAAGCCACAGACGCGACCTAACCAGTTTCAGATTGGCAACACGCCGCACAATAAAGGACGCCGCTGGCAGGAGTGGATGAGCATAGAGGGACACGCTGCAGACCGAAGGCCACACCATCGCTCGCCGCTTTCTGGAAAACAAAAAAAGCAGGTGGTGGCAGTATTCGAAGATGGAGAGTGGGTGGTGTTTCCACACGCAGAGCCAGCGGCCAAATGGATAAACTGCCGAGCAGCTAACATACGCCGCTGCTGCCAGTTCAACCAGAAGCACAACATTCTTCGGAAATCGAACGGGCGGCAAACTGGAATCATCAACACCGACCACAAGTATAAAGGCGTTCGATTCTACTACGTGGACGACGACACGTGGACAACGAAAATCAAAAAGACATGAAAGCAAAAGGATATTTGACGGAGATTCGTTCGCAGGTGCGGGCTGGACACAACGGCGAAGTGCCGAAGGAATTGGAACTGACCATTCGCAACTATGCGACGGCGTTGGAACTGCGCGACGTGTACCGCGAGAAGGTCATCAAGGAGCCGATGGTCATGCAACCAGGACTGACAAATGGCATACCGTCATGGAAGCAGAACCCGCTGTGCAATTTGCTATACCAGCAGGAGGCCATCTGTCAGCAGTACGCCAAGATGCTCGGACTGACTGCGGCAAAGGCAGCAGTGAAGACGGAGCCAGTGGACAAGGTGGCAGATAACGACCCGATGCTTGAATACTACAAGAAAAAGCTATGACAGAGAAAGACAAACAACGCATTCACGAACTTTTGGCCGAGCGCTACGCAACGAAGCATATAGACGTGGTAGGAATTGAGCCGCGGCTTTCGCTCTACTACGCGCGTCTCATCGAAGAGCCGGAGGCGCACAACGCCTACGAGCTGCTGAGCGCCTTGAAGCTGCTTCGGCTGCTGCACACCTACGAGCTGGACATCGAGACATTCCGCGACGTGGTGTTCAAGTACGAGGGCCGCTGGCAACTCACCAATGACATGTGGCAACACGTGGAGGGCGGCTTGAAACACCCAGGCACCACGGGGCCGATGCACTACCGACTCCAACCATTCCAAGTGTTCGTGCTTGCCTCCATGTTTTTATTGAAAGCGTGGATAAATACCGAGAACGAAATCGGCAGCCGCGGAATGCTGCGGACAGAACGCCCAGAGCCTGACGGCTACATCTACGACCTGCGGCGGCTGTGCACGGAGTTCACATTCTTCACGCCGCGTAAAACGGCGAAGACGCAACTCTCGGCCTTCATTCAGTTCTGGTACTTTATGAGCGGCGATGAGAACGCTGAATGCTACTGCTGCGCCAACGCCAGCGACCAGGCAAAGATACTCTTCAGCCGTACCCGCGAGCTCATCCACCAGATGGACCCGCGCGAGAAGCGCATCCGCTTCACAGCGTCGCAAGTAAATTGGAAGCCGGGGCAATTCCGCACGGCATCGCTCACGGCACTCTCTGCCGGAGGCAAGACGAAGGACGGACTCTTTGCGCAGCTGTGTTCGGCTGACGAGTACGGAAGCGCGGCCTACGTGAACGGTGCCAGCGACATGGGTAAGCTGGTGAGCGTGGTGGAGTCAAGTATGGGTCCGCGACGTGAGCCTATGACCTTCATCTCTACCACCGCCGGCATCATTACGCAAGGGCCATTTATTGATAAGTTGGCCGGCATGAAGATACAGCTCGAACGCGAGGCAGACCCCGAGGCAGTGCACGAGCTGAGCACAGACCGACAGATGTGCCTTCTGCTGGAGCCCGACGAGTGGGAACAGCAGGACACCGAGACGCTGCTGACGTCGAAGCTGGTGCGGCGTAAGGTGAACCCGATGCTTGGCATCATCGTGCAACACTCGTTCTACGACGATGAGATTGCCAAGGCACGGCAGAATCCCGAGAAGATGAACGAGGTGGTGAGCAAGCTCTTCAACGTCTATCAGAGTGGCCGCGTCACTACTTGGCTGAAGGCCGACCAAGTGCGGCCGAATCAGCGTCCGCGACGCATCACCGACTGCCGATACGAGGAGGGGTGGAAGCGCATCTTCGTAGGTCTCGATTTTGGCGGCACGAACGACCTCTTCGGCGTCAGCTACCTCGGCGTGAACTACTTCGCACCTACCGCCGAAGGCCGCTTCTTCGCCGACACCGAAGCATGGATAACACGTGCGGCTCTGAACGCCTCGCCACACCGCGAGCTGTTCGAGCAGTGGGAGGCACAAGGGTGGTTGCACGTGGTGGAAGGCGAAGTCATGGAATCGAGCTACGCAATAGCCGACATCATGAGCAAGGCCGAGCGGCTCAACCTCTACATGTTTGGCTACGACCCAGCTCAGTCGAAGAATCCAATAAACGAGCTGAAGGCTTGGCTACAGACGCTCGGTTACGACAAGAAGACACTCACCAGCAGCGTTGTGAGCGTCCCGCAGACGTTTCTAACGATGAACGGACTGGTGGACGAGGTGGAGCACATGCTGCTCACACAAGAACCAGCGCCGTGGCTCGAACTTAGCGAAAGTCCCCTTTGGCCGTGGATGTTCGGAAATTGCAAGATAGAAGAATCACCCGGAAGCGGCTTGCGAAAGGTGATGAAGACCACCCAGACGCAAAAGGTCGATTGCATCCACGCCCTCTTCGATGCACTGTATTGCTTCGACCTGAGTGAAGGCCAAGTGGCAGAATGATTCTTAGCAAAGAATTTCGGAAATGTTAGTAAAGAATAGACCTATGGCAAAGCAAGAAGAACAACAGACAATGGAGGAGTATCTGCTGAGTCAGCTGGATACGCCGGTGCTCTACATCCACACCCTCGGCGGATTCGAGAAGTTCGCGGAGTGGGGACTGGTGCGCCCATTGGCGCAAGTATGATGTAAGATGTAAGATGTAAGATTTATGAACGTACTGATAGCCTGCGAGGAAAGCCAGACGGTTTGCAAGGCATTCCGAGCACTCGGACACCGAGCCTTCTCTGCCGACTTGCAAGAATGCAGCGGCGGTCATCCTGAATGGCACGTCGTGGGCGATTGCTTGCCGTTGCTGAATGGCGACTGCGAATTTACGACGCAAGACGGAAAGCGGCACCGACAGCAGGGCGAGTGGCAGCTGCTTGTGGCACACCCGCCTTGCACCTACATGTCGAAGGCTGGCGCACGATGGATGTACCCGAAAGCAGGGCAGCTGTCAGAGGAACGTTTGAAACTGGCAATGGAAGCCAAGGCGTTTTTCTTCAAGATGCACGATGCCAAGTGCAAGTACATCGCCATCGAGAACCCCCGACCGCTTGCCATCGTCGGACTGCCGAAACCATCCACCATCGTACAGCCGTATGAGTTTGGCGACCCATTCAGCAAGGCTACCTACCTTTGGCTGAAGAACCTGCCGCCACTCATGCCGACACTCTTCTGCGGAGACCATCAGACGTTCCTGCCATCGAACACGGGAGGGCGCAAGAAGGGTCAGAAGTGGTCACGCGGTGTGGCTCACACAGCAAAGGACGCATCGAAGACGTTTCAAGGCATCGCACATGCAATGGCCGTGCAATGGTCGGACTTCATCGAGAACGATGTGCGGTAGTAAATTCAGTTAAACCCATAAAACGACAAAATCATGTTTGAGAAAGTGAACCCAAGCCACCCTGACAAGGTGGCGGACAGGATAGCAGGGGCAATCGTTGACCTCTGCTACACAAAGAGCAGGAACCGATGGAGCAATGATGGCAAATTGGATTTGAGCACTGCCGAGGGGCGACAGAGGTGGGCGCAAGCCAACCCGAAGGTGGCCTGTGAGGTGCTCATCGGTCACGGCGAGTGCAACATCCAAGTGGAAACGAGCGAGCGGATCAGCGCGGAGGACATCGAGGCCATCGTGAGCCGCATTGCCGGTGAGGGCATCGAGACGCGTGCGCTCATCGTGCCGCAAGACATTCACCTGGCTGCCAATCAGCAGCATGGGGTGAGATGTGGTGATAACGGAATTTTTCGTGGTGTGCCCCCGACGCATGAGCAGAAGCTGCTGACGGCCATTGCCGCAAGCATCTACGACAGGCACCCGTTCGACGGCAAGTACATCATCCAGGGCA